TATGACCCCATCTATAAATTTTCTCATAGAAACTTTCGCGGTGAATCTTTTCTGGTGCATCCAGAGTTTCTGCTGTTCAATTCATATAAGTACACCCAAAAAGAACTTGCCATTTATTACGCCCTAGCTTCTCTTAGAAGTTATGCGAATTACTTAGCAGTTCAAAAAACTACGCTAGACTCACTGCATTGTCCAGTGCCTCTAGATGAAATTAACGATAACAGGCTACTCATTGTAGATGATAAAGAAATTACATTTATATATGAAGAAGTCCAATTGGAGACTATACACTAATGGCTATTGCATTTAATCAACAAAAGGGTTCTGCCCAAAAAACTTCCATCTCATCTTTTCAGTACAAAGACGGCGATAACAAAATGCGTATCGTTGGCGACATTCTTGCTCGCTACGTTTACTGGATTAACGGAGAGAATGGCAAAAACATTCCTATGGAGTGTCTATCTTTTGATAGAAACACTGAACGATTCAACAATGTCGAAAAAGACTGGGTTCGTGAGTACTATCCCGATCTAAAATGTGGCTGGAGCTATGCTACTCAGTGCATCGACAACGGTGAAGTAAAAGTAGTAAATCTTAAGAAAAAACTGTGGGAGCAAATCATTACTGCTGCAGAAGATCTTGGTGATCCTACTGATCCTGATACTGGCTGGGACATTTGTTTCAAGCGAGTAAAGACAGGACCTCTGCCTTACAATGTTGAGTACCAACTACAGGCATTGAAGTGCAAGCCTCGTGCTTTAACAGACGAGGAAAAAGAAGCTATTGCTGAGCTAAAGTCTATGGATGATGTAATGCCTCGTCCTACCCCAGACGCTCAAAAAGAACTTCTTGACCGTGTTCGCAATCATGGCGAAGAGACTGATGACGAAGCTCTGGAAGCGGAGTTTAACGTAGGATGATTCTCTTTACGGCAGACTGGCACATAAAACTGGGACAGAAAAATGTCCCAGTAAATTGGGCTTTAGTTCGCTATCAAGAGTTCTTTGACCAAATCTATGAATTGGAAAAAGAGTGTAATATGCACATAATCGGTGGCGATCTCTTTGATCGTCTACCGAATATGGAAGAGTTGGAGCTTTACTTTTCGTTTATACGGAGAGTAAAGATTCCAACAATTATTTATGACGGAAACCATGAAGCTACAAAGAAAAACAAGACTTTCTTTACACAGCTAAAACAAGTTTCCAGAGATATTAACCCACTTGTCAATGTAGTCGATATATCATATATTGATCCCGACCTGGGTTATGGCATATTGCCCTATGCTGATTTACATAGAAAAAACATCATAGACCATTTTGATAAGACGAAGCCTCTGTTCACTCATGTCCGAGGAGAGATTCCACCACACGTTAAACCAGAAATCGATCTAGACTTACTAGAAGATTTCCCTGTAGTATTCGCAGGCGACTTACACAGTCATAGTAATACACAAAGAAACATTGTATACCCAGGTAGTCCTATGACTACTTCATTTCACAGGAATAAGGTAAAGACCGGATACCTATTGATTAATGAAAACAACTGGGATTGGATGTGGGAAGAGTTTAGACTTCCACAACTTATTCGTAAAACAGTAAGTAGTGAAGATGAAATGATCCCCACTGAGTACGACCACACAATTTATGAGGTAGAGGGAGACATTCACGAACTGTCTTCTGTAAAAAACTCCGAATTGTTAGATAAGAAAGTAGTATTAAGAAAGTCCGAAGCTAGTTTAATTATGGACAAAGAGATGACCATACAAGAAGAGCTAGTAGAGTATCTAACTTATATACTTGAAGTAAATCCAGAAAAAATATCAGAAATCATAGGAACATACAATGATTACACTACAAACATTGAAATGGGATAACTGCTTTAGCTATGGTTCTGGTAATGAGTTAAAATTAAACGATAATATTGTCACTCAGATTTTAGGCACTAACGGTATGGGGAAGTCCTCCATACCGTTAATTATCGAAGAAGCATTATTTAATAAAAATTCAAAAGGAATCAAAAAAGCAGACATTCCCAACCGTTATGTGAATAACGGATATAATATCTATCTCTCGTTCACTAAAGACGAAGATAGGTACGAAATAACAGTCAATAGAAAGACAAGCATAAAGGTAAAACTTCAAAAAAATGGTACTGACATTTCTAGCCATACAGCTACAAACACTTATAAGACTCTACAAGAAGTTCTCGGAGTGGACTTCAAGACGTTCTCGCAGTTAGTATATCAGAACACTAATGCGAGTTTGCAGTTTTTGACTGCTACAGATGCAAATCGTAAGAAGTTTCTTATTGATTTATTACACCTAGAGAAATATGTTGAATTATTTGATATATTTAAAAACGCAAAGAAAGAACAAGTAGCTTTGGCTTCAGCGATAAGTGGGAAACTTGAGACCGTTGAAAAATGGTTAGAAGAAAATAAATTGAGTGATACATCCATACTACCCTTGTTGGATTTAGAAATTGATACATCTGAAGACGAGAAGCTTATGCGTTCTTTATTTGTAGAAATTGAAAATATTTCGGAAAAAAATAAAAAAATCCAAAAAAATAAACAGTACAAAACCTTGCTCGATCAAATAGATTTACAGGCAATAAGCAACTCGCCTATAAAGGAACAAGAGTCTTATGACGAGTTACAGTCTGAGCTTGGTTCTGTAAAAGCAGTCGCTACGGGTGCTCAACGAACTTTAAAACAATTGGGGGAAATTCGTGATACTTGTCCCACTTGTGAGCAACCCATCGACAGTTCTGTCGAGAAGGCGATGAAGGCAACTGAGGAGGCAAAGTATGAAGAAGCTGCAGGAAGAATTACAGAGCTTCAACGAGAAATTATCCGAATTAAAACCAATAATTTGGAATACGAACGTAACGCAAAAGCTCAAAAAGATTGGGAAGAGTTGTATCGTTCTTATGACAAATCTCTCCCTACGAATCTACTGGATAAGCAGGAGCTTGAAACCAGGATGGAAGATGTCCAGAGCCGTTTACGAGAGTCAAAAAAAGAAGTGGCGAGAATCGCAGCAGAAAACGAGCGAATAACCCATCGAAATACCCGTATACAAGTTATACAAGAGCAGACTGACGAGTTTCTTTCCCAACTAGAAAAACATGCTCAAGATTTGGAGAAAGCTCGAGAGTTAGAGTTTAATCTGACAATACTTGCAAAGTCTTTTAGTACAAACGGACTGCTTGCATATAAAATTGAAAACCTTGTCGGAGAACTCGAAGAATTGGCAAACGAGTACTTGGCTGAACTCTCCGATGGTAGATTTACGCTTGAGTTTGTAGTTTCAAACGATAAGCTAAATGTACAAATTACAGATGCAGGCAATATTATTGATATTCTTGCTCTGTCATCAGGCGAACTAGCCAGAGTAAATACTGCGACTCTACTAGCAATTCGTAAGTTGATGAGTAGTATTTCTAAGTCTAAAATCAATATATTGTTCTTAGACGAAGTAATCAGTGTTTTAGATGATTCAGGAAAAGAACGGCTAGTAGAAGTTCTACTTCGAGAAGATCTAAACACTTATCTAGTATCACACGGTTGGTCACACCCATTACTAGAGAAAATAGAAGTGGTCAAGGATGGAAACATCAGCGAATTGGAGCAGGGATGAGCGCAGGACGTAGAAGAATATGGTGGATGTATCAAAACCATCGAGAAGCAATAGGCGTTAAGCCAGAGAAAGAAGAGGAAAAGGATGGTAGATTCGAGAGCGAAGGGAGCGAGAGGCGAGTACCTAGTAAGGGACATGCTGAGAGAAGCGACCGGACTGAAGTTTGAAAGAGTGCCCGCCTCTGGCGCTCTTGAGTATCTGAAAGGGGACTTATATGTCCCCAATCAGAGAAATCATTATTGTATAGAGGTAAAAAATTACAAAGATTCACCACTTACAGATAAGATATTTACTGCCAGACGCACAAATAATATTATCAAATGGTGGAAAAAGATTGTAGTACAGGCAAAAGGTGGCGATCAAAAGCCTCTTTTATTTTTTAAATATGACCGATCTAAAGTATTCGTTGTAGCAGGAGAGAAACCAGAAAATACAATAGATTATATGTATATAGGTTTTTTAGACTGTTATATTCTACTTGCCGAGGATTGGTTGAAACATGAAGAAGTGGAGTTTATAGGTGGCTTTTAATTTTAATGAGCGAGTAGGTGGTAATGAAAATACCGTTCTAGTCGTAGACGCACTAAACTTAGCTTTTCGTTGGAAACATCAAGGCAGAACAGATTTTCGTAATGATTATGTAGCAGTTGTAAAATCATTAGCAAACTCTTACAATTGTGGTAAAGTAATTATTACCGCAGATTGGGGTTCTTCTACTTACCGTAGAGAGATTTTACCTGAGTACAAACAGAATCGTAAAGATAAGTATGCCGAACAAACAGAAGCAGAGAAGCAAGCATTTATTGACTTCTTTGAAGAGTACGAGGAAACACTAGAATTACTAGCAGAAGAGTATCAGGTTCTTCGGTACAAAGGTGTAGAGGCAGATGATCTTGCTGCCCATCTTGTAAAGAAGAAAAGCCAGTATGGTTTAGAGGAGATTTGGTTAATTTCAAGTGACCGAGACTGGGATCTGCTAATACAAGAAGGTGTAAATAGATTTTCATACGTTACTCGAAAAGAAGTTACAATAGATAACTGGAACGAACATTACAATGTATCACCAGATGAGTATATATCTTTTAAATGTCTCACAGGCGATAAAGGTGATAATGTTCCAGGCATAAATGGTATTGGCCCGAAGAGAGCTGAACAGCTTATTAGAGATTACGGCGATGCAATGACAATATATGATAACATTCCTTTAGATGGTAAGTATAAGTATATACAAGAGCTAAATGCAAACGGCGAAGTATTACTTAAAAACTACGAACTTATGGACTTAATAACATATTGCGATGAAGCAATAGGCACAGACAACTTGTCTGAGATACAGGAGAGAATGGTCTAATGGATCAATATCAAAGTTTTATTCATAAAAGTCGCTATGCTCGCTGGCTAGACAGCGAAGGGCGCAGAGAAACCTGGGAAGAGACAGTATCGAGGTATATTGACTTCTGGAAAGGTAGAGAACAACTAGAAGGTGATGATGCACAGGAAATATGGGATGCTATCCATGCTCTTGAAGTTATGCCTTCGATGCGTTGTATGATGACCGCAGGTGAAGCACTCAAACGTGATAACGTGGCAGGCTTTAACTGTAGTTACTTGCACATCGACCATCCACGAGCTTTTGACGAGCTAATGTATGTATTGATGTGCGGAACAGGCGTTGGCTTCAGTGTAGAACGTAATTTTATTGCAAAACTACCAGAAGTAGCAGAAACGTTCCATAAAACAAATTCTGTAATTGTAGTAAGTGATAGTAAGCTAGGTTGGGCAAGTGCCTTTCGTGAGCTAATCAGCTTGCTCTATGCAGGTAAACTTCCTAAATGGGATATGAGTCGAGTACGTCCCGCAGGCGCTAGACTCAAAACATTCGGTGGACGAGCAAGTGGCCCAGAGCCTTTGGAAGATTTATTCCGCTTCTGTGTGGAAGTATTTCAAAAAGCTGCTGGTCGTAAACTGACAAGTATCGAATGTCACGATGTTTGCTGTAAGATTGCGGATATTGTAGTAGTTGGTGGTGTTCGCCGTTCTGCACTGATTAGTCTTTCTAATCTCTCAGATCAGCGTATGTCAAAAGCTAAATCAGGGCAATGGTGGGTTGATCAAGGTCAGCGCAGGCTTGCCAATAATTCTGTAGCATATACAGAAAAACCAGACTTTGAAGCGTTTTTAACGGAGATGAAGAATCTATATGAATCTAAATCTGGAGAGCGCGGATTGTTTAGTCGAGTAGCGGCACAGAAGATCGCAGCTCGTAACGGACGCAGAGATGCAGAACAGGACTTTGGTACTAATCCCTGTTCTGAAATTATTTTGCGTAGTAATCAGTTTTGTAATCTCTCAGAAGTAGTTGTTCGCGCAGATGATACACTAGAAACTCTGAAAGAGAAAGTACGTAAAGCTACTATTATTGGTACTCTACAGTCTACTCTTACAGATTTCAGGTATCTACGGGTGAGATGGAAGCGCAACACAGAGGAAGAGTGTTTACTGGGTGTAAGTCTTACTGGTATTATGGATCACGAAGTTCTTGGTGATCCCGACTCAGACATCTTACCTCAGTGGTTGGAGGAAATGCGTGAGGTCTCTATTGAAACAAATAAAGAATGGGCTGAAAAGCTCGGTGTTAATCAGTCTACAGCTATTACGTGCGTTAAGCCTAGCGGCACTGTATCTCAGCTTGTCGATAGTGCTTCTGGGATTCATCCTCGCTTTAGCAAGCATTACATTCGGAGAGTACGTTCAGACAAAAAAGACCCGCTTGCGCTCTATATGGAACAAGCAGGGTTCCCTGTCGAACAAGATGTAATGTCACCAACATCAGTAGTCTTTAGTTTTCCTGTAAAGTCTCCAGAGACGAGTACTGTTGTGAAAGAAGTGGGCGCAATGCACCAGTTAAGACTGTGGAAAACATACCAGAATCATTGGTGTGAGCATAAGCCAAGTGTAACAGTCTACTATACAGATAGCGAATATCTGCAAGTAGCACAATGGATTTGGGATAATTTTGATCTTTGTTCTGGTATTAGTTTGCTTCCAACAAGTGATCACACTTATCAGCAAGCTCCATACGAGGACATTGATGAAGAGCAGTATAACACACTACTTGCCACAATGCCTAAAAATGTAAACTGGGAAGATCTTGCCCAGTTTGAAGTCGAAGATAACACAACTGGATCTCAAGAACTTGCCTGCGTTGGCGGTGCTTGCGAGATAGTGTAAGGATAGAAAAATGAGTGAAGAACAACCAGATTTTCGCTTTTCTAGCGAATTAAGTTATCTCGGTATGCTAGATGAGTTTAGAAATGGCAATATAGCACAGAATGATAGGGTTGAAAGTTTTGGGAGTAATATTTGGTTTCCAGATATTTCTTCCTCTTTCCCTAACTTCGGAAACTCAGAGTTTAGCAGAAAAGATGCAAAAGATGGAGCACTTTATATTAACGAAGATTGTCCAGAAGTACAAGTCTGGACAAGAGGTACAATATCCGATATGCGAATAGTCCTTGACGAAGTAAACTTAATGGATGAATTTCCTGAGTTAGTTTGTAAATATACTTTAGCGTTTGAAAATATTTGTACTAGACTTAATACAAAGCCGGGAGTTATATCTTTTAACTTAGGTATAACATGGATGACGCCCGATCAAGTTGACCTCATACAGCAAAAGCTAGAGGAACAAATAGAGTTTCCAGTACATCCATAAAAGAAAGCCCCTTATTTAGGGGCTTTTTCTTTATCTGCTATAGCTTTTCTGAGTTTTCCTACCCTTTTCTTTGTAAGATTTCCTAGTCTTTCAACTATTTTTCTTTCTTTTTCTGGCAAGCCATCGACAAAAGGTAGTAACTTATCAAAGCAACATGCCCAAGTATCTCTAGGAGTTGCTGCATCTTGATACAAGTGAGTAAGATAGTTAAGTACTGCAGCATCTTCTCCCAGAGCCGCATACTCCATTATATCATATCCACCCATACATAAACTTATAGTAGGATCATCTCTATGGTTCATGTACCGAGGCATATAAAGAATTTGTTTAGTACTTATAGTATTTGCAGTTTCTTTATCTTTTTCGCTCCATGCGTCAGGGTTTATCAGAAATAGAGACATATCTACAACTCCTGCATGTAGGTGAGTATCTATAAGATCATAGTTTCCCTGAAATTTTCTATGATCTGCAAACACTGCTTCCCTGCTCATAGC